ATCATCGGCGCGGCTTTTTTTAATTGGCTCCAACTCTAGCCTTCGACCAGTCAGAGCCGCTTCGCATTCTTCAAATGTTTCGCCAACAAGATCAAGAATACGCTTAGAGTTTTGCCCGAATAAGCGCTGAAGGTGATCTTGTATTTCTGGCTCCGTAGCACTGTCAACCCAGACCGCCCCCGGCCCATTATGACCTCGGACGCTTTTCCATGAATTATCTGTTGTGTCGAAATATATCTGTTTATTCATACTCACCCGCCCCTTTCTGCCGCTGACAGCGCGGCTTCAAGCTTCCTAGCCTCAATGACAAGCATTTCGTAAGCATCTCCAAAACATGCTTGCATGTATTCCAGTTCTGAAATCTCAGAGGGAAGCTTTTGTTTTGCCATGAAGCCTATCTTTTTCCGCATCTGCTCGATCAATGCGCTTTTTCGCTTAATCTGCCCCATATAATCTAAGCATACGGCTTTTGATTTATCGGAAAACGCCGCATAATCAGTGTTCAACCTTTCAGCCTCCGCCCGCGCCTCTGCAAGCTCATCAGTTAGCCGCGGGTTAATTTCGCGCTCCCCGTCTAAGTCTTTGCGCAACTGCTGGTTTTCGATGTGCGCCTGGTTTGTTTTCAACAGCAATTCGTTAGCCTTTACAAGCTCGGTTTCAAGCTGGCGGGCAAAGTCTATGTTGGTCACGATCTTGGTGTCATAATGCCTTTCGCCCAGCGCAACGAATAACGCTGCATCGGTTCTCGGTGTTTTACTTTCCATTATTTTCTTTCCCTCCACTTGTCTATTGTTGGTTCGTGCTTGATCGGATTTCTTAGGCAATAATGATAAACACAGAAAATATCACGCTGAAATTCACATGTATCACAGGTTTTGAGCGCGTCTAATTCCGATTCTAGCCTCATTTTCTCTTTTTCGTAAAGCTTTTGCGTTTTACTCATCGTTCAAACTCCTTTCATATTCCATCTTTGAGGGTATCGCCCTCAGTTCATCAATCATCTTCTGAGCCGTTTCAATCTCATGCTCCCAATACCGTATGCAATCTTCCCGGCTCTTTTCCAGAATAAAGCGGTGCTCAAACTCCCACTTCATTTTTCTGAAGACCGGGAAGTATCCATAGAGCGGCGGCACCTTGCAAAACTCACATACGCAACCACCTACGCAGTTGCTTTGGGTGTGGGGGCACTTCATAGCTTATTTGCTCACCTGTCTTCCTCGCCAGATAACGCGTCCCACCCAACGAATAAACAAGACCCCCGCGACAAGCAGCGTTGGTGGCAATGTGCAATATGCGTCAAAGTTGATTACTGTGGGCTGCGCTGCTGCTGCTGACCGGCCTTTTGAAACAGTTGTTATATAGTTGCCCGCCACACGAACGCCACTAACTCTCGGGCTAATCTCAATTATAGGGCCAGTGTGCCCTTCGGGCACTTCAATGACGCAGTCCTGAACCACATAAAAACCTCCATCTCGGATTGGTTCTACCAAGTCTAACTCCTTAATGTCAGACATTTGCTGCTGAAGCGAGTTCAGTTCTGCTTCACTAACTCGTAGTCCAAGCGTATTTGATGAGTTATTCATATCTCGGCCTCTAACCAACTGTAGTCCTGGTCGCGCCAGATCGCATGTCCATCGGCATACGACCAGAGTTGAATCCAACCTTCACCCGCATCGATGTAGCCATTAATCTCACCATTGCCAGAGCAGCGGGACTTCGTGCGAACAGTCTGCCCCTCTGCACGTAGCCGTTCGACAATCGCTCCCACGTAGACTGGCCCCGGTGTCTTAACACCCAACCGCTTTAACCACTCAGCTACAAATTCACCGAGTTCCAAGGATTCTACTTCAGGTGTCAGCACAGGTAGGTGCAGTGTAGACGAGGCAGTAATCAAATGGCTTACCATCTCTTCAGACAGAAACGATGTTGACTTGTAAACCCACCGGTTAGCACCGCCATAGACCCAGAACATGCGCGAGTCGTTTTTGCAGACATGCACTCCTGCATCAACCAGACGTTCAATCCACGGGCGGCTGATCATCTGTGTGATGCGAGAGATATGACCCCGCTGCGGATTAGCAGGCATCGAGATCGGTGTGGCCAGTCGCAGGAACACATGCAGTCCTCTGCCACCGCATGATGTGCGGATCGACCCATCGGGGCCGATAACCTGGGCAACTACTTCGACCAGACTCTGGAATGACAGGTGCGGATTGTCGTCGCCGTCGATGTCGATGCCCGCCCAGAAGATCGAGCAAGGTTGATCGGCCATTGCACCCCGAGGATCTGGGTATGCTTTGTTGGTGCAACCGTAGAACTTGATCTTCAAAGCTGGAGGCATTCCGGTACCAGTTTTTGCGGCCTTACCCGGCCACCAGGCCAATGCTTTCTTGGTCGCCCCAGCCACACCGATTTGAGGTATCAACCCGGCGGGCAGCTGTTCAAACAGGAACTTCACTACTCCTTCAAAACTATCCATGCTGTTCTCCTGTGGCGATCTGCAAGGCTCTGAGATACTTGTTGAAATGATGGAGATTTGTTGCAGATGTTTGAAGGATATTTCTCACATCTACAGCCCACTCCAAACTTGCATCCGGTTCGTCCTCCACATTCTGATCCAATAACTCCAGGCATTTCATGAGATGGGCCTCTATTTGTTCAATACGGTTCATGTTTTTCCTCCATTGTTGAGCTTACTCAAATTATACCCCGAATCTTATTTGTAAGCAAGACAAATATTTTTTATTTATTTCGCTTGACATATAAGCGAACATCGATTATGATCAAGTTATGGAAATCGAAAAGGAGATTAACGATGGCAACTCAACCCGTAACATGCACAATGGAGGAGTCGGTGAAAGCTCGCACTCTCCAGGCAGCTCTGAAAGAAGACAGGTCATTCAGCAACATGCTGTCTCGTCTGGTAGAGCTTGGCTTGAAGGAATACTGGAAAGGCTTTGAACCAATCATCACAGACCCTCGGCTGTATCTGGATGCTAACAAGAAGGCCGGTGAGTAACTTGTGGCGAAACGACCTAAGTTGTCGCCAATCAAAACACTCGCTCACGTTGCATCGTGGTGCCAGGGTAAACAATGCCCCCGGTTTATCATAATGAACGAGAGCTGCCCGAACGATCAGTGCTATAATGCACAGAAGGACAATCAACATGAACCCGATGGATGCAATCAATAATATTATCGGCAACGCTACCACCAACCCGACTGCCCCCGCAGCCTCTATTCGCTGGCTTGTGTGTGACAAGTGTAAAGACATTGTAGAGCACGACATGTCTCGCCTCCCCCCCGCCACATGCACTGCTTGCGAAGAAACCACATCTTTCAAGGTGATGCCGTCTCTGGAAGCTGCCCGCCGATTGGCCGAAGCTGCCCCAGTCGCTCCAGTCGCTCCAGTCGCTCCAGTCGCTGAACCGGCCAAACGCCAGCGCAAAACTGCCCCAGCACCTGTAGTCGTTGCACCCCCAGTGGTCGAAGCAACTACCGCAACTGCCACCGAAGCTACCGAACCCGAAGTGCTGTTGAATGAGCAGGGACAGGTAGACTTTAAGGCTATGCGTGAAGCAGCAACAAATCATTTGATCCAAAAGTTCCACCTTAACGAAGTGGACATCAAGGAAGTCGGCCAGGGCACAATCTTTTCACTGGGCTTCACCCGATGGGTCATCAATGAGAATGGCAATCGGGCACCGAGCTACAACTTCATGGAGCTGACAGACACCCCGGCATCTTTCAAGGAAGAACTCAATGCCGCCCGCAGTGAAGAAGGTATGATCACTGTCGATGTTGCCAAGATCGTTGGCCTCAATGCCGAAGGGGCCGCCACATGCTACAATGGTGAACTGATCGCCAGCTTGAAGAATCAGACCGGCCCCGTCCGTGCAGGACTCGGCAGCCGCATTCGACTCGGTGCCAAGCTCTCTAAGTCTGGGCGCATCGTGTGGTTTGCGTTGGGTGTAGCGAAGTGAGGGCAAAACTAGAATCCTGGCAGCTACAGCAACGGCAGGCGCAACCTCTTGAAATCAAAGAGCAACTGACGGCCAACCGTATCAAAGCCTACTATGAGCGGCTTGACGGCGAAGTCTACATCAGCTTTAGTGGGGCAAGGATTCTACGGTTTTGTTACACCAAGTTCGCAGGATGTATCCGCATGTGCCAGCGGTGTTTGTAGACACAGGTCTGGAATACCCTGAGATCCGAGAGTTCGTAAGAACAATTGATAACGTAATTTGGCTGAAGCCGAAGATACCTTTCCCCCGAGTCATCGAAGAACACGGCTACCCGGTGATAAGCAAAGAAGTGTCCCAGAAGATAAAAGAAATCCAGACAACCAAAAGCGAGATATTGAGAAATATTCGGTTGAATGGGGACTTAAAAGGTAATGGGAAAATTTCTGAAAAATGGAAGTTCCTGGTCGATGCGCCTTTTAAAATTTCTGATCGCTGTTGCCACATTATGAAGAAAGCTCCGGTGAAACAATATGAAAAGGAGACGGGTAAGGGGGCTATAGTCGGAACTATGGCAGCGGACTCAAATCTTAGAAGACAATCTTATTTACAATACGGGTGTAACTCCTTCGGAGATAGACCTATGTCCACTCCTATGGCTATCTGGCTTGAGGAGGACATCTGGGCCTACATCAAGAAGTACAATCTTCCTTACTCTAAGATTTACGATATGGGTTACACTCGAACAGGCTGCATGTTCTGTATGTTTGGGGTTCATTTGGAGCCTGACAGCCGATTTGAACGCATGAAGATCACGCATCCTCAGATTTATAATTACTGTATGGACAAATTGGGATTGCGTGAAGTACTTCGCTACTGTGGCTTTGAACCCCCGAAAGAGTAAATCTGGATGGAGCGGCATGTCAGCTGTGCTACTGCCGCCCACCAGCAAGGCTGGCCGATTGCCTTAAAATTCGGTAGGAGAATTACGACTTATGGCTATTAAAGTACAAGCGACTAAGGCAACTGGAACCGAAGCGACTGAAGCAACTGGAACTGACCTGACCGCTGCCCCTGTGAACAATGCACTCGCAGCATTCAGTGCAATCAACCTCTTCAACGTCGAACCCCCGAAGCCCTCCAACAACTTGCTCCCACAGGTGAAGATCCCCTATCCAATCGAGATGAGCGATGTGTTCGGTGCTGATAAGCTCTACAAGGTTGGCCTGTTCGATGGCAGTGCATTCACGTTGGTGCAGGCTCCCTACATCATGACAGTTATTGGTATGCGTGAATGTGCCCGCAAACTGGTTACCCCTGACAGTGGCGAGAACAGCTATGAGCGCAGCTACAAGTCTATGGGCACCGGCTTTGATGCCAGCGCTGCCGCCTATGAACAGCATCTGACCGACCCCGAAGCTCAGAAAGGCGTGTCGATGATCGTCGGCATCATCGCAGCTGATGGTGCAGTAACTGTGGCCGAGTTGCCAGCGTTCAAAGTGCTGAAAGACTACTGGGTCAAACCCCTTCATCAGGCAAGAGCTGCCAATGGTTGCGGCCTCAGAGTCACCATCGCAGATCACAGTGTGAACCTTGTGCAGGCCAAGACCGGTACCAACAAGTATCTTGCACCCAACAAGTTCACCCAGCACAGCATCGTAGACCTCACCCCCGAACAGACCGGTTGCCTTGCAGCCGTTTTGGAAACCGCCAAGGACAAGTTTGAAGCCTGGGCGAAACAGTAACTGATCCGGTAAGGCACCCTTAACACAGGTGCCTTATCCCTTTAAGAGAATGGAGGTTCACATGACAGGATTGGAAGCAAAGCTGGCCGAGGCTCTTCGGGTTCTCAGGCTACTGTATGAGTGGAACGTCAATGAAGTGGATCAGTTCGGGGGAGTGCTGCCCGACAATGAGATTATCGAAGCTGTGAAAGCTGTGCTGGGAGAGACAGAATGATACACGCTATTAAGGTCGGGAGCGGGTGGTGCCGATACAAAACGACTACCATCATCGCACCCGGCGACTACTACAAACTGGACGGGAAGCCGACCGACCTACTCAAACGCCAGCTGGCGTTGCAGGCGGTCAGTGACCCGAACGGTAGATTTCACTGGATCACTCCGGCAGCCGAATGGATCCGCTTCGTGCTGCTGGGACAATTTGTCAAGGAAACAACCGCCTATGGACGAGACATCGACATTGCCCATCTCACCCGCACCTTTGGAGGATTCGACATCACCAGACTCAGACCTTGGCAACTCAGAACCATCGCCGATGCCGTGTCATCGCTGGAGTCGGGTTTTCAATATCGCCGTGGATGTATCGTATCTCTCGGAGGAGGAAAAACTCTTGCGGGCTTACTACTTGGAACGCTTGGCGATAGATCGGCTGTCCTTGCCCCTCGACATACGCATGATACCTGGCGACGAGATGCCGACAAGTGGCAGCTCCCCTGCCCCATCATCTCAACCTATGAGTCAGCCCACCGAATAGAACCGGTTGATGTGCTGATCCTCGATGAAATCCTGTTGGTTTGCAACCCCGACACCCTTCGTGCGGAAAAGGCGCGGCTACTCAGCAAAGATGCCAGCATCGTTGTCGGTCTGACCGGCACACCAACATCTGCCCGTGGCCCACTCGATTGGCGTTGGTTGGATTGTGTGCGGCCAGGATGTGTGCCAACCAATGAGGTGCCGTGGCGCTTCCTGTTCTCGACCCAGACTGAAGTGAAGGAAGTCGCACCAGGGCGTAAAGCTTACGTGACCCCTGCTACAAGCTGGGACACCGAACGCATCGCCAGTTATGTAGGGTCATTCCTGATGAGAGTAGACACAAGTGAACTTTTGGCACATTTGCCACCAGCCACCTACACTCAGCTGTCAGTGCCCAAGCCAAAAGACTGGGACGTTGTGATGAAGGGTGCCGCCACTACACATGGTGCCAGCAAGCGACTCACCCAGGCTCGGATGCTCAGTGACGGCTTTGTCCTCGACGACGATGGCAATGTCATTCGCCTCGACATGAACAAGATCAATGCTGTGGGTGAGTTTGTTGAAGGTCTTGGTGAGCCGGTCGTGATATTTGCTGCGTGGCGTGAAACAATCTCGGCACTGGTCAAGCGACTGCATGAATACAGTCCCGCTATCGTGAGCGGAGACACTGCCGACATTGGCTTCCAGATTCAGAGATTTCTGAACGAGGAAACTGATGTGCTGATCGTTAATTCAAGAGCCGGTTCGGGCATAGATGGGCTTCAGCAGCGGAGTCGCATCGAGATATTCGTGTCGAACTCGACCAGTCCAGTAGATCGTGTGCAGGCAGAAGGACGCATCTACCGGTCAGGTCAGAATCGTGGTTGTCAGATCGTCGATGTGGTGGCTGAAGATACCCTGGACGTTCGACAGCTGGAACTGCTGAAAGGTCACAACGACCTGTCAGCTTCGATGGTGGAGAAAATTCTATTGGAGGCATTGGTATGAAGAAACTAAGCAATCAATCTTCCCCCGTGACCGCTGCCCGCAGACGGGCAACCAACCGTAAACTGGCCAGATTCTACTATGGCCTGCGCTCAAAGAAACATGCTACCAGGTTTGCGGAGGTGATGGAGTAGAATTATTTAGTTGACACAGAAAGTTAAAAATGCTATTCTGTGTCAACTAAGTTTAAGGAGAGTGCAAAATGAGCAGTGTAGAAGATCGTCAGAAATATCACACAGAGTATAGGCGCAAGAATCGGGAGAGTCTGAGAGCAAAAAATAGGCTCATAAGAATAAAGAAAAAAGAAGCAGGATTTTGCCAAACTTGCGGTTGGGGGGTTCCAGTAGTCCCGGGCAAAACTATGTGCGAGAAGCACTTAGAAGCTCGGAAAAGTCGCCGAGGGAAGAAGACCAAAACTTGGCAAAAAAATGGTATGTGTGCCCATTGTGGCCAGTTTCCAGCAGTAGAAGGTAAAAGATCCTGCGAACGTTGTTTGATATACGGGAGCCGAGGAGTAAGGGAACGAGGAGCGGCAGGTAAGCGCAAAATCGTGGCATATCTCGGAGGCAAGTGCCAGAGATGTGGGCTTGTTACGGATTGTATGCCCGTATACGAAATCCACCATCTAAGCAAAAAGAATAAAGACTTCAATATGAAAACTATCCAAAGCTGGTCTTGGGAGACGATTTTAACCGAACTGAACAAAGGGGTTCAGCTTCTATGTGCGAACTGTCATAGGATTATCCAGCATAACCACGAAGAAAATTGGGCCAACAAGACTTTGCCGATAGGGCCAAGATCAAAAGATAGGGAGAACAAATGAAACTCTATTTAGACGGAGAGAGCGTTGGACTCGGAGGTTACGCAAAGACCTTCCAGTACGCTATCGACGATGGGCCGGTTGAGATAATCGTGCTGTTCAAAGGGTGGGAGAGCGACCCGATAGTTTGTGAAAAGCTGGAAGGGTTGCACAAACTTCTGAATGACCCTTCTACAATCATGACCGGGTACAATACCGCCTTCGATTTTTTTCTCCTTTACAAGACTTTACACCGGATGAAAGGGTTCAAGTATGACTCAGCAGAAAGACCGGTCGAGCCGTTCAAGTGCAAGACGCTCGACCTCTACGTGGCAGCGGCATCCAGATCCCCACTTGCTCCCTTTTCCTACTCTAAAGGAGCTTCAAAGTCGGTGGCAGCAGTGCGTAAGATACCCAGACGTACCGCAGATGTTGTTGCTGCTCGGGTGGAGGGAGTTCTACGTCCCCTCCTTCCCGAAGTCGTTGAACTGAAGCGGCATGAGAAAGAAGTTAAGGGCAGCAAAGACCTGGTGACTTTGTGTTGGACACTCGATGGGCGCATGTCACTCAAGAATCTGATGCAGGTTTACGGACTCAAGACCCTCAAGCTGGCAGAACTGTGGCCACTACCCGCCAAAGGAACGGAAAGCCCTTGGCTTCCATACCCAGACCCAGCAGTGCATGATCCGATTGAAGCACAGTGCGACACCGTGATGAGTGACCCAGACTCCCCGTTCTGGAAGTATGCAGAGCTGGACATCTGGTTCCTCAAGGTGCTGGAAGAAAAGCTGGGCTACCCCGAACCAAACCAGCACGACACCTGCACCCACATTGTCGCCTACACCAGATACTATGGCTTCCCTCTTGACCGTGAAGTGTTGTTGCGAACCAAGGCAGCATACCAGAAGAAGATCGCTGCGGCTCAGGATACCTTGCAGGGCATCAACCTCGGCTCCCCAAAGCAGAAGCTGGCACTCTTGCGCCAGCATGACCCCCTGATCGCTTCGAGTGCGAAGAAGGTCATTCAAGTCATTGCCGACTCCGATCGCCCCGCAGCGCCCATCGCTCAAGCAATGATGGATTACACGTCCTACACCCAGCGTCTCAACCAGGTTGAAAAGGTACTTGGGTGTCGAACCGGACGAGCGCACCCCAGCCTCAGAGTCATGGGCACCCGCACTGGACGCATGGCGGGGGAAGCTGGCCTCAACTGGCAGGGTATCCCACAGGCCAAGAAGGGCATCGGCATACGTGCGGCTCTCGGTGCAGTGGGGGTTGGGGACTGGAGCCAGTTTGAAGTGTGCATCGCCGCTGCCGCCTATCCAGATGTAATGATCCAAAGCGACCTGGACAACAACGTGGACGCGCACACCATGAACGCAATCCTCATGCAGCCCGAAGCTAAGAGCAGAGGGTGGACGTATGAAGCAATGGTGGAGCTGATCGAGGCCAAAGATCCTCTCGCGAACTCGCTCAGGAAGCGCACAAAGCCCGTTACGTTCGGTCTCCAGTACTTCTGTCAGGCTCAGAAGGTGGCAGAGGTATTGGGAGTTCCACTGTCGGTGGGCGAAGCGGCGTTGGCAGCTTACTACGCCCGCTACCAGGGCTTCGGGGCATACAAGACCCGTATCGAGAAAGAGACCTGCACCGCAGACACCGAGAACTGGACACGCGGATCAGTGCAGAAGATGGCCCGTGAAGTCACCGACATGACCGGCTACACCATGCGCTGGGACTTTGAAGCCAAGTGTGCAGAGGCGTTGTGGCAGCTGGGCGGCACCGGTATCCAGACCGGCATCGACGGCACTGTTGTCCGGTCGGTTGAGAAGGGTCGGCAGTCGCTCGATGGCGCTGTGAAGTCGGCACTGCTCGGTGGAGCGATTTCGATCCAGGCAGCGGTCAGTCGTCAGCGGGGCAACGCACTGGTACAGGCCACTGGAGCCAACTTGACCAAGATGCTGATGAACGAGTTGTGGCAGGCACTGCGGTGCCCGATGATGAACATCCATGATGAAATCGTGTTTGCAGACCACCCGAACTTCGACCTTGACAAAGTTCAGACCATCATCGCATCATTTACCGAACGATGGAAGAAGAGAATCCCCTCGTTATTTTTTGACTTTCACCCCACCAAAGTGTGGGCTGATAAATAAAGGAGCAATCAACAATGGCAACTAGACAATTCTGTGACCTGTGTAATGTTCTTCTCAATGGCTCGCCGGCCAAGATCATCAAGGCTATGGCGATTGTAGACAGGCCGGAAGCGATGAACTACTGTGTGCAGGGTGAAGAACCCTCGGTCATTAAGCTGCCCGTAACTGTGACCGTCGAAGGTGAATACTGCGACAGATGCAAGGTGCACATTCTGGGTCGCATCAAAGACCTGTCGGTCATCAACAGTATCCTGACCAAGAAGCTGGGAGCATAGCCGCATGACAAAGATCACCCTGGTTCAACCCCATCTCTCATTCTCAGCCGTCAACCAGTTCGCCACCTGCCCCCGTGCATGGTTCAGCCAGCGCGTGTTGGGCAAGAAGCAACCTGCAGGTGAAGCGGCCAACTTCGGTCTAGCTTATGAAGCCCAGATCATCGAAGCCCTCAAAGCCACCAACGAGAAGGGTGCTGACGAGCGCGTCGACATCTCTGATCCGCAGGTAGCTCGACAGATCGAAGAGGCGAAACGAGTGTATCTCTCGTCACCGGGTGCCTGGTCTGCCGACATGCCCGGTAAGATCGTCGCACAGCGTGAGATCAAAATCACCCCAGAACAATGGGGCACACTGGCCGACATGTATGATGCTCCCGGCGAGATCCACCTGCCGATGATCGGCTTCATCGATTTGCTGCACACCGATCCCACCGGACTCAGACGAACTGTGAACGACCTCAAGACCACCAAACAACCCGGTTGCAACACATCGTGGCTCCTGCAAACTGCACTCTACGCATTGGCAGAACGCGCACAACAGATCGAAATTCATGTGTTGCTGCGACCGCAGGAACGTGCAACGAAGAAGCCCCGCGCTGAAGACTGGTTGCCCAAGTTCCAGACCGCCATTTACACGTACCGTCCCCATGACGGTACTTTCAAATGGGTGATGGGTTGGATCGGCTACCACGCGATGAAGATGCGCGAAGCTGAGAAGTCGAGCCTTGAGCGCCTGCCAGCATGTGCAAGCTATGCGTGCGCCTGGTGCCCAGAATCAACGACATGTGAGGCTGCTCTGGTGTCAGGTCTTACACCGACCGGCGGCACCAAGCTGAAGGAGGGTGACGAATGATACTCGGTATTTGCGGCTATTCCAAAGTAGGTAAAAACACCGTATGCGAAGGTCTTCCAGACTACGAACAGCATGCCTTTGCAGATGTCCTGAAACAGCAGGTTACAACTATGTTGAAGGCTAATCACATTGAAGTGGATGTTTGGGGTAAAGATAAGGAAGCATGGAGAGATTTCTTGGTCTTTTGGGGCAGAAAGATGCGCTCCTTGGATATCCATTACTGGGTCAAGCACCTGTATGAGTTGATAGCTCCCCTAGGCGATAAACAGATCTGTATCACAGATGTAAGATACCTTTCGGAAGTGCGTTGGATACAAGACAAGGGAGGAATAGTTGTCATGATTGATAGACCTGGATACGGGCCAGCCAATGAAGAGGAAGCCGCAAGCATTCGAGAAATCGAAGTCCAAATCCCGAAGCTGCCCCGTGTCATCAACGATGGCACCCCCAAGTTGCTGACCAAGCGGGTGATGGCTGCTGTGAAGCAAGCCGCCCTGACTCCTGAAATCCCGCTGGAACGCCTCAACAGATGGTTGGCCGAGCTGGGTGAGTTTGAAGAGATGCGCCCACCCGAAGCTGCAGTATTGTGGGGCATCACTCTGCGGGAAGCCAAAGAGCGTCTGCACATGATGATCGGTGACCTGCTTGTCATACCACCCAAACGGGTCGAAGTCTACGTGTATGGTGAAGGAGCAGATCCCATCTCAGCGAATCGTGCCGAAGACCCCACCAAGGTTCGGTACCATAGACTGTCCGTCATATCAGGTACCGGATCAACAAGCAAAGAGCTGGCCTGTACATGGAACTGGCCTTTGTACAGCACCAACAAGTATCTGGCGGTCTTGCTCAAAGAGAAAATGATAGAAGCCATTGGTAATGCCCGGTTCAAGATATGGGTACTGTCGAAGAAAGGCAAGGCTTGGTTAACCCGCAAGGTATAGAGATTAAAAAACCCCTCCAGTTACGGAGGGGTTTTTGTTATTCGGTAGTTTCGACCTGTACAGGCTCGACGGTTTCTTCATCTGGAGGCGGGGCACCCGTTGCACCCCGCAGCTGCTCTTCAAGTCGAGCGATGGTAGTGTCCAGCTCCCCGGCCTGTTCAAGCAGGGCTGTGACAGACAAGTTGTTGGTGGATTGACCACGCTCTAAGCGTTCGGCATTGTGCAGAATGTTGAACGTAGTCGCCAGATCGCGCAATGAAGTGTTCTCAACCTTACCCGGCATAGCCGAAGTGACGAGCATCTGAATGTGTGCGAGGGTGTCGGCTTTGCGGTCTTTGAAGGTTCTCAAGGCCGAGATGTCGATGCCATACTTGCGAATGGCAGCATAGACCCCAGACGACGATACCCCGTGAATACGGGCTATGTCGCTGACGGTCAGACCGGCCTGCAGCTGTGACAGCATTACAGGCAGCGGCGGCATGTTGCCATGTTTACCTGGACTTGTAGCGGCTACGGTATCACTGTTTTTACCCATCAGTTAGCTCCCTTCTGCTGAAGTGCCCGCTGTTGCAGGGACTTCATAAATGCTCGGCCCGCAGCTTCAGCTGCTTGAACAGTCGCCGGGGCAAAGTTACTGGTGATCAGTGCCCTCATCATTGACGGGATCTGAGAAGCCCCCAGCACCATCATCAATGCGCCGCCAGTTCTGGCGATGCCCGTTGGTATGCCGATGCCTGACTGCATGACGTTACTTGTACTGACCTGAGAACTGAGGTTTCTGATTCTGTTCATGAGGGTGGCATTGTACTCGGCAGGCATGATTTCCAACACGTTGGCGAGGGCTTGGCCTACATCACCGAAGTCTCTCAGATCCTGTAGGCCTTGTACCGTAGTTAGGCTGTTGAACTGTTCCGCACTCGGAGTTTTCGGATTGGTGCTGGGTTCTCTCAGAGGGCGGGTAAATTCTGCCAGCTCAGTCACATCGACCTGCCCGGTAGCGCGGAGGTTGGGCAGACTCCCCTGCACCATAAGACTCTGGGCTGCTTCTCGACCCACACCTGCGGGGTTTGCCAGTGCAGGGGTACTGGTTAAAGCTGCCCCAGGTATGCCTGAATCGGATCGCGCAAGGTCTGCCATAGTTTTGTATGGATCCGTGGAGTCTCTGAGTATACCTACTGCACGTTCGGCCTGTTGCAATCGTTGTGGTCGTGCAGTCGCAGGATTGTCGATAAGGTCGGCCAGAACCTGACGGCCTCTTGGTGACAGATTGTTTAAGAAAGAAGTGTTTGCAGGGTTCTGCATCTCTCTGCGCAACCCTTCACCGAAAAGGCTCTGAGCTACCTCGCCGGTACCAGGTGTCACATGGCGTTCAGAAGCCTGCGACACGAACCTGCGAATCATTTCGTTCTCAAGAGCCGGGTTGCTGCGGATATGTCGCATGAGTTGTGGGCTTGAAGGGGCTTTGGAGCTTCCCTTCGCCTGTGCATAAAGGGCATCAAGATTCCCGACTTTTCTCAGAGCCGCAGGCAATGCCAGATCGGCATTCGTTCCTGCGATGTCGGCCATGCGTTCCATACCCGCCCGTGTCCCCGGCGTCATCTTGCTGGTGGCTTTTTCAACGCCCGCTGCAAGTTTGGCCGGGTCTACCCGTGAACCTACTACAGACTGTTGCACAGCTTTACCTGCACCGATAGCATCTCTATAGGTTCTCGATGCCTGTCTCCAAGCATCGTATGAGGCCTGTGCTTCAGGGCTTGCCTGTGCTGCCAAACGCAAATCCGCATCTATAGCGCCTTCAAGCTGGTTTACATAATTCTTGGCTTTGCCGCCCGCACCCCTCGCCAGTTCACGCATGTCCTTCAAAGTTTCGATCATGTTCTCAGCTGACATGGTGCGGTTGGGATCGGTAAGCTGGTCGCTCAACCGTCTTGCACGGGCAAGTAATGGATGTTCAGGAGCCAGACTGGCTACAAGTTCATCCATCTGGTTAAGAGCCGTGTTGCCGAAGTTTACCGGTGAGACAGGTGCCCCGCCAAGTGCTGTGTCGATGTCGCGGGCGGCTTGTCCATACTGATTCCCTGCTTTGATACGCACACTCTCGGCAGCGTTCACCACAGGAGTGCTGAAGCCCCTGGCCGGGTTGCTGGGGATACCTGGGACTGCTTCGCCCATGACTCGATCCACAAGTCTTTCTGAGGTAGCTGCAGCACCGGCACGCACTTGTCTCTTAAGGCCGAGAATATCTCCTGTCGGGTTGGCACTTCCCGGCAGTGTAGTGTTTACAGCTTGAGCGGTCAAAGTGTTGGGGTCGAGTATGTTACGAGCCGCCTGCATACCGCCGATACTATTCTCAAGCCCCTGTCGTACATCGGACAGAACTGCGTTGCCGACAACTCTGGGCACTTGAGGGAACCGAGTATTAACTGCGCGGGTCACGGCTCTGAGGGCATCGTCCAACTGTGCGTTGGTAGCTCCTGCACCTGTGCTGGACAACCATTTCAAAAGTTCCCGTTTTGCTGAACCTTCTGGGGCAGTGAAGATGTCTGCGATCTGATCATTGCCCAGACCCAAACGTCCTGCAGCCTCGGTGATGCGGGAAGTGGTGGCCGGGGTCATCATAGTCTTTAACCCCATGCCGATTGTCTCCCCGACACCTTCACCGATCATACCCACAGCATAATCGCCGGGGGTATGCGGAGTGTCGGTCAGCTCGTTTGCTGCTCCCATCGCGCCCGCGCCCATACCTGCAGCGGTGGCGATTCGGCCAAGTGCCTGTTTCACCCGAGACAGCTGCATACCAGTGAGGCGCATACCGCCTTTTATAAATTTCTCGGCCACACCTGCGCCGCCCAGAGCAGCAGTGAGGCCATTGAATACTTCGTCACGTACAGATTGGGGCTGATTGGTAAGCCAACGGCCAATGACATCGCCGCCGACTGATCCCAAAGCCATAGCTCCCCAGAGAGGAGCTGAAGGTGCCAGTGCCATGATACCCGCAGTACCTGCAACTGCGGCACCCATAGGTACCGCTACACCTGCTAGAGCCTGACCCCAGGTTCTTTCGCCCGGAGGCACATTGGTCTTAGGGTCATAAGTCGTTTTGCCAGACATCTCTGCAACTGCAGGTGCCCACGGCTTGGTTACTTCAGCGGGAACAAGCCCGCCAGCAGATTCCCGCTCCATACCAGGTCGCCAGCTGCCACCTACATCTGGTGCGAGAGTTGGCGAGGGTGTGGGTGCTTCGCTTGCGGGCGGCGTTTCAACTTCCCAACCTTCAGGGATAGCTGCTGCGGCAGGTTCTTCATCGTACTCCCAGCCTTCGGGAAGCATATTAGATGTGGCCATTATTTTACCCCCAATACAACGACTTTGCCTGTTACGGGGTCGATGTAGCCGGTTTCACCGGTCTTAGGATTCCTGATGCGTTTCGCGCCTGCCGGGATCGCCTGTGCGGTTGGTGCAGAGGTCATTGAAGCTGCGGGGGCTTCGTCGCTGCCGCCCTCATCTTCATATCCGCTTCCAAGTTCCTGAACCAGGTCGGTGTCTTTGTCGATCACCCCAGCAGCTTTAAACATCGGAGCATATTCGCCCACAAACTGTTCACGAAGTGCCTTGAAACTCTTTTTGGCCTGTTTGTACGATACTTGATTGGCTTCGGCCAGCTGATCAACAATGGCCTGACTCAATGCGCGAACCTTCGCCGGGTCAGAGTTAGTTTGGGACATCATCTGACTCAAAGACTCTATCATGCCCCCTGCGGATTGGAACAAAGCTAATTCGGATGGGCGCACAACCGAGTTGTCCAGACCCTGAATGGTTTTCCAAAGAAGAACCAGCTGCCCAACGGCAACAGGCTTTCCTGTTTTTAAATTGTTCTTGATGGACTCTGCCATGCCTTTAACCTGATCAGAGCTGACCTTGAAAGAGTTCATGTCTTTCATAACCTTGCCGGTAGTCCATTTGTTCTTGACTGCCAGTACGGCTTTGTCGTCTAGTCCCCCGGTAGTTTTGGGAGCCTTTTGTAGCTGAGTACCTTCTGGAGAATCTCCGCCCACCATGATCGGCATAGCCCCTGCACCTGGATCAGCACGGTTAAATGCGTACAAGCCATCTTCGCCTTCAATGGTCTGAATGTTGGCCGGGTTGGCCGCCATTCTCTGCCATGCCTGCTGTAGACTAATAATCTGACGCTGATTCTGCTGTGCCTGACCCGCATAGAACAATCGTTCCTGTTGGGACAGTCGAGTGTCCTGCATCTTTACCTGCAGCTGTTTATTGGCTTCCTGACGCTTGGTAATCTCACTCTGCAGAGCCAGTTTGTTCTGGTTCTTGATCTCTTCGCGGCGTGTCCACTCCTCAGGAGAAAGGCCGACTTGCTTCGGAGCCAGGTTCTTGATGGCTTCCATCTGCTCTTTTGAGTTGCCGTACTGCATCATTGTGCCCATAGCTGCCTGTTGCATATCTTCGTTCGACATGCCGGGAGATTCGGTAGGCATACCTGCAAACTGAGTCATGTCGGGCAGACCTGACATCATGCCGCCAGCTGCGAGGCTTCCGATGCCTGCCTGTGTGGGGAGCGGTGTAGGCTTGGCAGCTTTCCACATCTCGCCCAGGCTCTTCATTTTGGCCTGTTCACGTTTCTGCTCTTCAATCCTCTGCTGCATTTCCATGCGGCCAAGTTCCTGCTGCTGTCTGTAGCTCTCGGTTTCCCGGCGCATAGCAACGGCTTTCTGGATAATATCGGACAGAGATTGCTCCTTGCGGGGCTGTATCGGTTCGGGTGCATAGTAGTTTCCGAGGAAAGGCATTGTGTTTTCTCCTTAAAACTTCCAGGTGCTGGTGGGGTTGCTCCACGCGCCAGGAGAACCGAAGTAACCTTGTGAACCACCACCACTGCTTCCCATGCCATAAATGGTCGCGCCAAGATCGAGGATCTTCCCGAACTGGCCACCACTGCTCATGGCTTTGTTAGCTTGAGCTGCACCAGTTGCGCCATAGTACTGGCCGAGAGAATTGGCATTGGCACCTGCGTAGTTGCTGTAGGCGTTACCGAGTCCACTGTACGCGCTGGATCGGGCATTAGCAGCGTTCTGCAATGCACCGGCTGTGTTCTGTGATCCCTGTGAATACATGCTGGCCAGCTGTGCGCCAGCTGCCTGACCTGTAGCCTGGGGCTGGTAGCCCTGACCTATCGACACCAGGTCTTTAAGACGCTGGAACTGACGGTCGTATTCAGACTGCGATAACTGCATGGCAGCATCGCCAGACATCTTGGTTGCTGCACCGGAGCCGGTAAGCCCCTGCGCTGCAAGCTGATTCATCATGGCTTTGTTAATCTGCTGCTGTTCCCACTTGTAAGCGGGGGTTTCAGTGACTTGTGCGGCTTGGGACATCGGAGCCGCCTGCAAAGAGGTATACGCCTGTGCAGGTTGGTTGGTGCTGAGACCGGGAAGTGTCGGGTATGAAACCGTGCCCCCGGCTGGAGGGGTAGTTGCTGGAGCTGCAACTGGAAGCCCTGTTACCACATCAACCAGGTTCGATGACGCTGCCGCTGGAGGGGCATACTGTGCAAGAAACGCTTCAGGATTACTGAACGCTTCCAACATGCCGGGAGCATCAAGCTGCTGCTGGCCAACACCCTGATAATACTGGCTTAATTTGTTGAAGTCGCCAATGACATCGGGTGCCTGCAGTTTGGTAGTGTCCACACTGGTAGGCATCTGATACCCGGTCATACCGGCCATCTGCATCAGGGGAGTCATCGCCTGCAAACCTGCAAGCTGAGTCATCTGCTGGGGCAGTCGGTTTGCCATGTCCTGATTGTACAGCTGGGCGTACTGGTTGTAACCCGCCTGCTGACCGCTTAAAGTGGCGGCCAGTTGCTGTGCATTAGACTGGTTGGCACTCTGCGACTGGATATATGCCAAGACTTTCTGAAAGTCGAGATTCTGTTTGTTCGCGGCCTGGTCGGCTGCAAGGGTAGCTGCAGATGCCTCTGACTGTCTTTCAGCTGCATCCCTGGCAGGTTCGTTGTTCCACCAACTTGAAAACCAACTCATAATATGTACCTCGCTTTCAATTTCAGTCTACATCAGTAAGAATATGCCGTCAATGCGGTAAGTTTATGCGTTTTCTATCCACCCGCGAATAGACGAAAAACCTATACCCGAAACAGTGGCGACCCCGGCAATTTGAATGTCTACCTTTTCGACAAACGCAAGCGGGATCTCCAATGGGATGGCAACTGTGGCGTTTGCAACAACGGTTTCAATATATGGGATCATTATTCCGCTCGACAATATGGCTCCTTCTGTCTGGTTCGCCCGCAAATACATCCTCGCATAATGCGTCTGGTTGGCGGCATACCCGTAGCCAAACTTCACCGAAGTAACATAAACAACCTTGCCTGCCGGGACGGTGAATAGGCCAGAACGGGATCGGGTAAAGCCTGCGGTGATGTAGGCATAAGTGACCGTGCCCGCAGTATTCCGCAAGCTAATGTTCCCTGCGGCCTTAAGTCCGGTACCCGCCGTAGCCACGTACATGCCGTTCACGCGCAATATATCGACCGGAGTCGTATCTACGGGGGTAAGCCCGTTCAATATTACCGTTGTGGTTTGCAAGGCGTAGTTAGTATCTAAATACTTGATGACTACTGTTTGGGCACCCGTTCCAGCGGCAGTGTCATTAGCTGACGATGAAACGACTTCCATCTGAATCGGAGATGTCGGATAGACGTAAACCCCCGCTGCTGACCAGATGTTAGATTCTGTGGTGGTCAGTGTCGGGGTAAAGCCGATGTTTTCCACAGGCGAATGCCCTGCCACGTTGCCCTCTGCGATGTCGTAAAGGTATGGCATGGCAGAAACTCGGGGTTTGTTCATAATGTGCTTCACCCCGTAGACCGCGCCAGCTTCATCTACAATCTTGGTAGCGGTGGATAGCCCGTTGGACACAGAAGAGATCACGTTGCCAGAGCTATCTACAATCTGGGTCTTTTGAGATCCGTCAGACTGGATAGCTTTGGTAGCCACCAAGTCCAACGCTGCGTTAGTTGCGGTCTGGTTTGCTGCAGTAGCCAGCAATGCCAAAGCTGCTTGAATAGCAGTCTGTTTATCTTCGGTAGCCGGGTTGATGACTACACTGCTGCCATTTTGTAGTTTCGTCTGTTGCCAATAACTCATATGACCCTCCAGCCGGTTCCGTCAGAATACAAATCTATCGCACAGTGCCCTATCAAAGTTTGAAAAGGCTCACCTTCGATTAACTCCCCTGTAACCGGATACAATAAAGTGCTTCCCGCATGAGCGTTATCAATAACCAGCGACCGTCCGTCCTGGCCCACCGCTGTAGGCAATGTAATCGTACAAGGAGCCGTCACTTTGGTCACATCTGTGGACACTGTGAGGCTTACACTTGTGATCTTTGTCGTTCGGGTCAGGCTCGACCACAAGATACTCAACAGCCCCGTGTCGAACATGCGCCGGTAGACCTCATACATCCACCTCGCCATCTCACGGACGCGCAGCTCTAAAGACTGACTGTCCAGGTTCTGCGGAGGAGGTTGAAGAGGAACTTTGGTCGTCATTATTGTTCTCCCTCGATGTCAAGTTCCGCGCCTACAAAAGCAAATGGAGCCACATCAGTCTGACAAAATTCAAACTGGCGGGTCTTTGCCCTGCCCAAACGGTGAAGCTCGACCACGTTGTTATACTCGCCCATCTTGTTGAGGGAAATGTAATGCTCATTCGACCAGCCTTTATTCTGATCGCGCCATCGCACCCAAAACTTCGGCTCGGTAATGTCAGTGACATACCCCCGCTTGGCTCGGATCTGCAACTGCCGCATAAGCTTCCACACGTAAGTGCCGAAGCTCAAGTGAGATGTACGCAGACAGAATCGCGCATCTGTGGCCTCTCCGGTGATCGAGTAAACCTTACCATCAAAGCCGATTGCCAGATAGCGGTTAAGCTCGGGAGAGAAAGTAACTGAGTGAATAGGCCACGGTTTGTAGGTGGCAACTGTCGAATCCCACTGGCCCCACTGATACCAAGCGTCCAGCACATAGTCGTAAACCAGACTGGTGCCGGTAGCAAATGAGGACAGCAGAATAAAATGCTGGTTGAGATACTGGAACGGGCTGCACACCAGGTCATCAACCGAAGCCAGTTCCCGCAGTATGCGGTTCACTGGCCCCGAAACGACTTTGGGTGAGCGGCCATCAAGCCGAATAAACTGCCGTTCATGATCAAGCCAGAACCAGGTGTTGTCGAGCTTCATCAGCGAATACGGTGCAGAACACCCTCGCTCAATGAACGCCCCTTCCATGCGTCTGAATGTCGCAGGAGTTTCGCCCGAGTTGTACCAGATTTCGGTGCTGTGGGTACCGAGCAATACCAGCTCACGCCAACCTGCACCGATAGACACGATCTTGTCGATCGAAGCATCTGCGTCGGCATAGTTGGTGCCACTCCAGACTGTCGAGCCTGCGTCAGTCCACCAGAATCTACCTGTACCGACTTCGTTCGCAATGATGTGCGAGTCGAGCCAGGTCAGATGCGAAACAACTGTAGGCGCGGCAATGTCAGTCAAGAAGTTGGCGGTAGTGCCGTTGGAGGAAACTATCTTACCCCCGGCGGCGAGATAAACCAAGCTGGTGTCTTCGGTGAACCTGGCAGGTTGATTGGACGGGATTACATCGCCGGTTGTAGCGGTAACTGTACCGGTTGAGTCGATAGTATAGATGCGCCCATTACCCACAGCAACGAACTTCTGGAGAGTTATCGACCAGAAGATCCCCTGCACAGGTAGATCTATCGCACTGGCAGACCCGAACTGAGTAGTGCCGGGTCGCTTGAAGTAGGTGCCTTGCTCATCCTGATAACCGTCGATGAACGAGGCAGGAAGTGCCCCATCTATGGTGGCTTCATCAAGGGCAGGCCACGAACCTTTGCCAAATTCTAATTTGATTTTGGGCATCAGAACACCTCAAACATCATTTCGGTACCGGCCAGAACAATGTTGGCCAATTCTGCGCCGAGTGTGATTGACGAACTTGAGGTTTCAGTATAACCTGTGGCCAGACGGGTGCCGTTCATATAAACGTGCAAGCCGCCAGTTCCAGGAGTGTAGGTAGGAGTCGCGAAAACTGCCTGGCCGTTTGAAGTGGCCACAACAACTGTCGCAGGAGTAATGGCTCCACCACCCACAGTAAAATTGTCGATGGTGCTGACAATCGCATCGTCTGCATCGGTGATAACGAGTTTGTACAAACCTGATCCAAATACCTTAGCGGTGCCGCGAGAATCCAGTATGATTGGTTGTGCGGCAGGGGTTGCCCCCGCGTAATCGGTGTACATATTTTTGAGGGTAGTAGTCCCTGCGGCATAATGAAGCACCTTGCCAGCAGCGAGATTGGTTCCGTCGATGTCTTTAAGACCTGCGGCCAGTAGTTGAATTAGTTGCATGGTGCCTCCCGAGTAATATCAAATATGTGCAAAGTTGCTTTATCGTCCTTCAGCAAGGCGGTTAAAACCCGAAAAGCTGACTCAGATTGGACGACATCAAATAGGCCGTCTGCATCCAGGTCGGCAAAACGGAGGCCGAGCAATAGGCAGCCGTGAGTATCGCGGGGGAAGTTACCTCTGTGCCCGAGAATGCCCGAGCGGCCTTCAACCCCGTGGACTCTAAAATGGTCTTTAAACTTGGTGCTGACTTCGGAAGTGACCGCGTACACGCCTGTCGGTATGCAGCTGACATTGCGCTCATTGTCGCGCCAGGGTAGTTCCAACACTGCGAATCGGCCAACTTCACTGACTCCATCATACACATGAAGCCAACCGAGTGTTCGGTCAGCTTCTGTTCTCAATCTATCCAGCACCAGTTTTTTCATATCTTACCCCTTGTCATGCTTGCGAATAAATCTTTTCGCGTCTTCATCATGGCGCTCAATGTGAAGCATTATCAGCGTCTCGATGTCGTTCCGGTTCTGCAGCACCTGCTCTTCGATCTTCTGTGCAAATGTGGTGATCTTCATGTAAATCTTTGCAAGCCCGAGTACAATTCCCAATGTCGGTACGTGTGTTAAAACGACTTTTAATATTTCGGCTTCTGTCATAATCTCTCAATTCTCCGTCAGGCAGTTTGTTAAGCGCAATCAAGACCAACGCTAATACAAATATGTCACACATGTTGCACCTCATAATCCTATTGTACCTTAGAACTAACGTTTCCTCAATAGCTGCAATATCTCGTCTATGTCCCTACGTATCTGCGTAGTTTCTGCACTGGCGCGATCTTCACAACGCTGCATCTGAGGCAACGTAATAACATATCCACAGCACCAGACCGCAAATAGCGCACACGGTAACCCAATCAGTAGTAGGCTTGTGCTGCTCAGATTCAGGTAGCCTTTCAGCGTGGTGGATTGCGCGAGTAGCAGTGCAAGGTTTACCAGCCCTACGATCTGATAGCCTCGGTCGATTCGATATTTTTGTTTGAATAGCCATTGCATCACGCCACCACTTCACGAATTGCATTGAGTCCACTGACGGTCATTCAGAATCTCCAGTCTGTCCAGACTGCCCACTCATGCCGATTCACACCGACATTGAGTGAGCCGAAACGTTTAACAATCAGCTTATCGCGGAACCGAAACTGTTGAAGGTTCAGATCCGCGAGAGGAGCTTTCCCAGAAGCACATCGAGCTGGTCATCAACCCATTTGTTGAGGTCGGCTTTGTAAAAGCCTGAGAGAGCTTTCAACCGATCTTTGGCTATGCTATTGGCGCGGGCTTTGAGAGTTGCCCATTCTGTCTTGTCAATCTTGCCGTCTGTCAGAGCTTTCTGTGCTTCAACAGACAGCTCGCCGAGAGCTTGAGTCAGCGCATCGGCTACAACTGCCGCGCCCCTGAAGTGCATTAATTCTTTCAGGTAGGCATTGAGCAGAGGGATTGCCTGTTTAACTAGGAAACCCAACATAACCGCAAGACCCGCCCAAAGTGCCTGGAGGATCTGAGAAAGTATTGTCGGCTCGACTGCAGGAGTATCAGCAGTAAGCTCCGCAGTCTGAGCAGAACCCATGGTTACGATGAGAAGAAAGAGAACGACAAATAAAAGTTTTTTCATAAATAAGCTCCTTATGGAATAGTTCCGGTATCGTGGACGTTGTTGAATGGGGTCAAGGTTGAATCCGTCAGGTCGATGATCGCGGTCGTGTATGGGCCAGAAATATGATTGCCCTGAACGATGCCTTTCGATGTGCCTTGAGCATAAATGCCCATTGTCGCTTTGCCCGCTTCGTCGATAATGGTATTGCTATTGATTGCTAACTGGTACGAGCCAGATGCGATGCTGATACCCGCGCCAGCAGATGCCACCGATTCACTCTGATTTGGATTTATGATCGTATTGCCCGTAACGTTAAAGACAATGCCGCTCAAGCTTATGGAGTTCTTGTAGCTACCTTCAATCAGATTCCCAGAGATGCTGATGCCCTTTGAGCCGGTAATAAACGTGGTTCCCGCTATATCCGCCGCACCCACATTGCCTCGGAAATAGTTGTTGCTGATCACATATGCTCCGCCACGTGCAGCTACAATAGCCGCACTCGCATCAAGTCCGTTGAGAGCAAAAGTGTTGTTTTCAACCCGATATGTATGCACGTTAGAAAAAGCCGTAAACAGACACTCTTTAACATTCCGCAAGAAGCTGTTTCCAGAAATGTTGATCTGACTGGTGACAGTAGCAACGCCTGCGATGTAGACCGATTCCTGAGTGCTTCCGCTGACACTGTTGTCTATAAAGTCAATGCTTTCCGCACGAACCAGCGCAGAGGTGAGCAATGCCCGCACGCAAGATTCAAACGTGTTATTTGACACGCTCAACCTTCGTGGATGGGACGCAATGCCGCTGCCCGGTGCGGTTACAAAAACCCCGCCTACAGGGACATTGAAGAAGTGATTATCAGACACGATAGCAGATCCGATCGGTTCATTAAAGGCTGTACCGGAAGTGGTAAATGTCACACTCCCGGCATTGTGAGTCTCGGTCGCAGTTGTCGGGCGGTAAATGTTGTTTTCAGTAAACACAATCCCGTCCCCGCCCGCAAATACGGCCGCCTGTCCGGTCAAGGTTTCAAACTTATTCCCACGCACCACGATGTTGTCTGCGGCTAATGTCTTGTCAGTCGCGCCTCCTGAGCCGCCCGCACTGCTGATCGCGAAGTTGTGCCCGATGCCCACGGTCTCATTCGGCTGGGTCTTATGTTTGAATGAATTGTTCTCGATTGTTACATCTGCGCAGGCTGGGTACATTCGTACCGGATTCAGTGGGCCACCTGAATCAGTCCAGCGATTGTTACGGATCAATGCTCCACGGGTGAACCAGAGCCACACTTCTGGCCCCTGGCCATCCCGAAACACATTGTTCTCGATAGTTACACCCCGATATGGGAAAGAATACGGGCTTGTCCAGTCGCCCTCAATAAAGCAAGTGATGAACTCATACCCTAACTTTGCGCCATTTCCGGCAGGGTTGCTGATTGTAAAGTCACAATTCTTGATAGCCAATCCGCTGATTGTCTCAGAAGCAACCGTTGCATGCACGATTGCTGCGAGCTTGGTTTCTGTTACATCGGCGGCAGGATTCGGTGTGCCCGTCACATTGATATCCGCAATCACATTCTCAACTGTGACGTTGTTGCAATTCACGAACTCAAAAAGCCACATGCACTTCCCTGGAGTTGTCGCCGACCCCATGTCGAGGTCGCTGGTAAACTTTGCGCCGTCCATGCCTACGATTTTTACGTTGTCCACACCGGTTAGCTTGAAAGCACTCCACAAAACACGGGAACCCTCAGAGGTGGCTGCACCCGCTGGGACTACCCCATATGTTCCGCCGGGGATTACGAATGTCACATTGCCGCCAGCGGCTTGGATATAGGCTGCGGCAGAAGCAAGAGCCGGGGCATTATCGAAGCCTGCCGTTGCTCTCGCACCAAATGTTCGGAAGTCAACAACGGGTGTCCCCTGCAACTGCAACCAATGCGGTCTGGTTTGCGCGGATAAGCACGAAGAAAGTAGAAAAAAGGCGATTAAAAGCTTTTTCATGCGCCTACTCCTTATACCAAACAAGAGCTACGAAAGGCTTAGAAAGAATATTCTCGCTGTTGGTTGTATGGTTTTGCACTTGCACTGTTGTTGCGTCAAATAGCCACGAATATTCAAGGCCGACACCAGCGCCCATTGTAGTTGTAAACCCTGAGCCAAGAGCGGAGTTTGTGTCATAAAACACTTGGACTGACACACCGACAATTTTGGCTCCGGTCAATCCGTGGGCAACGCTGCCTGCCGAACCTTCTGCTGCTGCTGTGGTTCCTTCTAACACTTTCATCTTAACAGGCGTAGAACCTTGTCCAATGCCAACATAGCCGTTAAGCTTCGTAAGGACAACAGAGTCAGAACCAAGGGTGACAGAGTTATCACCAGCACCAATGGCATCATAGCCTATAACAATTTCGTTGTCTGAACCATTTTCTAAAGCTCTAACGCCTCTGCCAATAAATACACTATGGTTCACTTCAGTCAGATACCCAAGAGTTTGATATGTTCCTGCGTTTCTACCTATCATAACATTGTTAGAGCTTGCACCACCGGTCTGGAGTGCCTGAAGTCCTATACCAATATTGTATTCGCCTGTTGAACCCTCCCCGGCTTCATGCCCAAGGAATACATTGTATCCACTTGTGGTTATAGCCTTGCCTGCTCCTGAGCCAGCCGCGAGGTTGCCAATCCCTGTGGTTACATTCTGTAAGGCATGGTATCCAAGGGCAAGATTATAACCACCTGTTGTAATCTTCCACATTGGCGCATTTTCACCACTCGGCATCTCTGGCATACCAAAGCCCATGTTGTGCACCCCGGTAACGGTGGAGTTACCGCAACCGCCGGCAAACATATTGGTTCCTGTAGCCGTCAGCGCATCAAACCCATTGAGCTGGTATTTAAGCGAGTCTACCGAGGTGAAGGATGGAGTTGCACTGATTTCGGGCGGAGGAATCGTAGGGCCGCCTGCAAACGCGATGACGACTGAGGTCAGAAGCAGAAAAATGAGTGTGAATTTTTGTTTCATAGTTTATTCCCCCCAGGCTGTAAAGGTCGCGGTAGCTACAGCGGTACCATTTACCATCACCGCAAAATTGATCTTCGACTGTTCAGGGCGACGAGATTCCCATTTGAAAGTTGATCCGTTGGTGACCTTGGAACCCACATAGATGGTACCGGTAGCCAGATCAGTTGGGTGGTTGATAATCATATCCGCGCCAAAAGCGGTCATAGTGAAGCCCTTGGTTCCTCTGGGCAGAACAATGTAGTTGCTGCCCGGGTGATCCGCGATCCAAGTGGTGTAGGAAGAGGGTGCAGTTGAATAGATAAAGGTGGGAACCAAGTTACTCACTGATATGGTGGCAGTGGCAGCGTTATTGGCTGCATAAGAGAGATAGCCTGCATTCTGATCCTGCTGTACTGCCGTATCACAGAATGCGTTAGATGCGATCAGGGTTACAAAAAGCAGAGTCATCAGAATGTATTTCATTTAAAATCTCCTTAAATTAGACAGGGTAAACGAAAAAGGTGTCTTTGGTCGCATGACTTTTGCGCTGTGCTTCATCGAGCAAACGCTGATATTTACCGTCGAGATACCCACACCGCTCAATCGGGAGTGCGTATTCGTCGGCCAGTCGGGAAGCGAGACCGTAGATCAGAACATCTGTCCACAGCTCGTCGAATATCTGAGTGTCGGTACCGTTGCCTGCATTGGCCTGCTTAACCAACGCACGGTAATAAAGGGTGCAGTCTACCGGGGTAATGGGGTAGAAGGTCAAAGCCACTGAAGCCACGTTCAATGTGGATCTATCGAACTGTGCCATGGCCACTGTGGGGTTTGATATTTCTATCGACTTGTCGCTGAAAGCCTGATCGAAAAAGTTGGAATCAACCAGGCGAATCGGAGAATCCAAGCCATCGGCGGTGCGGATAAAACAGTTGAAAAGGTCGATAATGTCGCTGGAACCGGTCAGAGCAATGGATCGAGTGCTGGCCGGGAGCGCCTGTGTGCGCTGGACGATGTTCCAACGCAGTTCTGTAGATGCCTGTAAATGCTTAATAAGCCCCTCAAGAGCTTGAGCGGCTTCTACAACCTGTTCTGGTTCGGGTAAATCCCCTTGGGAGATTACTGCACACTTACGCAGAGCAGCTATGATGATATTATCGCGTGTGACCGTGAAGGTGTTCGCCATTGTGGCCTCCTAAGCCAACCCGCCCCCTTTATCAGGAGGCGGGGTAGACTTTGAAGTTACTTCTGAACTTCCGCGATGACCCTGGCTACTACACTCGCTGTCCCGGTCGCGTTGTTTACAACGTAAATGTCGGGAGTAGTTTCACCGGGATAGATCGGGATTCTGAGATATCCGTTGGCTGCGATTGTCGGCCAGATGCCATCAGTAGAAGTGGTAACTGTGCTGGAACCGTAGTTGATCGCACCACCTTTAGCTGTGATTATGATCGCCACAGTCCCTGCTGGAAGTGCGCTGATCTTCTGGGCAGCATCTGTGATAGCGATAGTGGAGGTTGCAGGGTTTGCGTAACCTGTGATGGCTCCAGTATTGCTATTAAGCGGGGCACCTTTTTGAATGGTGGACATGGTCTGAGAGAAACCGGCAGTAGCCAGCAGCATGAACACAAATAACATAGTGAATTTTTTCATTGTATCTGCTCCTTGCAGTTAGTTAGGCCGCCCCGAAAGGCGGCCTGTCAGGTTGGTTAGGCCGGTACGTAAGCTACAACAGCGTGAGAGGCACGGTGGTTGGATGTAGAGGTGTCATCTGCATCGAGTCTGAGACCCTTCACACCGTAAATCATGTCTGAAGTTACGAGAGTAGCAAGGTATTCCTGCTTGTACTGTGCCTGAACACGTACATCCATCTGGATTGCGCTGCAAAGAGCATCTTTATGGGCAAGGATACACTGGCGAACAGCGGTAGTGCCATCGGCGGCAAAGTGCTGTGGGCAGTTGGTGGTAACCATGACTTTGATGCCATAGATTTCACCGAACATGCCAGTGGTCAGCTCTTTGGTGCGGCCAATGTTCTGGAAAAGGGTGAATTTGTCGATGCCGAGAAGAGCATTCTTCTGACTTGGAGGAATGAAGAGTGCGAGTTCGTCAGCAGGCACGTTGTTGTCTTCAAGTGACTGGATCATGCGGCGCAGGCCTGCGTCAGTAATATCGGCTGCGTTACCGGCACCTGCACTGTTCCACTGAGTAACCCCGTCAGAACCGATTACACGGTATGCGGCGGGCAGATTGCCTGCGCCTGGTACCGATTCGGTGAAGGTGATCGCGCCAGTGGTACCGTCGATGACGACAGTGGCGGCTGGGATAGCCAACAGGTATGAATCGAGCAGGAGAGCAAGAGCGTGACCGGCTTTCTTGGTGTATTCACCGCGAAGGTCGTATCTCTGCTGAACCATGAAGAAGTCTTCATACAGCTTGGAAGCCTCGAAATGCTTGTCAAGCACGATGTTGATCAGACCTTCTTTCTGGGTCTGAATAGTTACAGCTGCGGTTGTCGCTTTGGCGAATGCTGCCATGTTGCTGATGAAAGGTACAACAATGGTGTCGCCTTTTTTACCTTTGTGGTTGATGCGCTTGAAGAAATTAGCGGCCACAAGGTTTTTCTCACGCTGAATGAGAACTTCATCGCTCCAGATTTTTGGAACGAAAGTATTGGCGGCCTGCTGGGCTGAACCAGCTGCGCCTGCTCCACCACCGACTGCGTTTGTTTGTGCGGGCCAAGTAGTCATAGTAAATACTCCTTAAAATTAGCTTCGGGTCTTCTGCTTCTGCTGTTCGGTATACCACGCCATGATCTCGGGCTGTCTACGTGCATACTCCTCCGGTCGGTTGAGTTGCATGTCGGCCAGCTGACCAAGCGTGAAAGACGGAACAGAGGTAGTTCTGGAAGCGGCTGGAACGCCAACAGCAGAACCCACGGGATAACGGCGATCAACATTGGCAGGCATCGGCGCTGGGGCAGCGGGGGTCGGAGGTGCTGGGTTGCCAGGAACCTCAGATGCTGCTGTGCTTGCAGGAGCCAATGTCTGTTTGTATGAATTGAGAATAAACTGGAAAGTTGCGGGATCAGTTTCTCCCTGGATCGCAATATGCTGGGGAACATTCGCTACAAGCCATTTGCCGAACTCGGGCTGGGACATAATATCCTGAGCCGCTGCTACCTTGGCCTGAATAGTCTGCGCGTTGGCAGCCCTGTTCAGGTCATTAAACAGCTCCTGCTTGGCCTGATCACGTATCTTTTTTGCAAAGAGCGATGGAGTTGATAACATTTCGTTCAGCAGGGTTGCATCATCTTCCAGATTAGCAGCGGCTGCGGGAACAGTTGCTGCTGGTACCTTGTTCCGCTGCTCCATTTCTGGCTTCAAGACTTTTTCCTCGTACAGACGGCGGTACGCGGAAACCTCTGCATCATGTTCGCCTTTAAGACGTTCAAGATTCTTGTACGCCTCGTAGACGTCTTTCTTGCTTTTGCCCTTGAAACGGGGGTCATCAATGTCTTCCTCTGGGCCTGTCGCTACGGGTGCAGTCTGTACAGGTTCAGCTTGTCCTTGCGGGGCTGCCTGTGCATTAGGGTCACCTGCGGGTTCAAGGTTCTCCGGTGGTTGGACATCTTGAAAGTTTCCTTCCATCACAAACGGAGGTGGCTCAGTCTCAACGACTGTGGCCTCCAGGTCGCTCGGATCGAAGGGACGGGCTTCTTCCCGTTCACCGATAGAAATCATTCGGGCGCGATTCTCCGGTGTGGGTCGCACTGAACGCTGGGGCTGTGGCGGTACTCTTGCCATCTTAAATAGACTCCTTATCGTATAACAGGGTTCTCGTTGGAATTGTCCTGCTTAGACCATTGTTCACGTAACAGCGACAGATCATCGAATATCTTCTGCAAATCTCTGATCGCTGCTATCTTACCCTGTACCTTCATAAAGGTGGTACCGGGGGCATTCTCCAATTCAAGTTTATACCCTTCCAGCTGTTCTGTCAATGCCGACTCTACAGCATGGAAATGTTCTGAATGTTTGAGACCTTCAAGTCCATTAAGTGTCTGTTCACGCACGGGGGGTACCTCCTGGAGCACTCATTGGCAACATTTCGCCGGGTTGAGAGCTTGGAACTTCAGGTGCTGGTTGGCTGGCGGCTCCTGGCATCGGTGCCCCGCCCATACCCGCGCCTACAACGCCGGGCAGGTTCTGCAACATGGCTTGTTCCATAGCCTGCTGCGGGTTGGGTATCACTCTATCCTTATCAAGACCTGTACCAATCGCTGCCCAGGCTTCCTGAAGCAGGTATCTGCGGTCAACCAGCGGGCCATCACTCGGGTTCGCTGTAGCTGCGAGAAAATTCATTATTTTGCCTGCAATATCCCGTTTCTGCATCGAAATCAGGCCGAGAGGGATAAATTCTGGCTCATCGGTACCCATCAAAGACTCGCTTCCAGGAGGCAAACTTGATGCGAATAGGCCGGTCGGGATGTGTAAAACGTCCTGTGCGCCGGTCACCGGGTTGATTATCTGGGCCAGTTCCTCTGGATTCGGGTACATACTGATGATACGGGCATACCAGCAGTAGCTCTTCACCATGATATTCTGCTCAAAGTTGGAGGCCATCTCACGCACGATGCCCATCGCCTGACCCAGATTGGCCTGAGTTTCAGTAGCGGTCTGTTCGCCCTTCTTGCCCGCACCGCCGCCAACAACGGGCTTGATCCCGTGTGCTGAGTCGATGTATCTTTCATACTCCTGCGCCTCGATGTAGGTGCCTTGAGTAACGTCCTGCACAGGCATCTGCTGAATGATGTCACCTGGCGGCCCTTCAGTCAGGAAGATTTTGCCGGGATAGATGCTCAGATCCTGGCCGCTGGTCAGCTTGCGCCGATCAGCTGCGAAGACCTGGTTGATTGCGATCGCTTTGTTATCAAGGCGACTTCTTACCGTAGCGTCGAGGGCAGCCTGTGGCCCCTGACTGATTTCAGCAATACCGATGCCATAAAACTCGTTCGGTACCTGCTCAAACCAGTCCTGCAGAATCGGACGCTCGTTGTACCCGTACGCCGGTTCAATAGTCGACGGGTTGAGAACCGTTCCGTTGGCAACGATGATATGCATCTCTTTGCCTGTGGGGGTTCGGTCGTCGTCTTCATCCCCTTCGCCGTCATCGCCGCTCAACCCAGCTTCCTTCAATACATCTGCAGGAATCCAGATCATCGCTTCAAAAATCTCGACCTGATCAGTCTCGCTGGAGGTCTGGATACCGATGCTGGAGAGTCTGCGCTGGAGAGTGTCGGTGGCTTCGATAGTCGGGCCTGAACTGTTTTCACGCTTCTTCGGCAACACTTCAATGGCTTTCTCTGCCAACATACGCCCGAGATCGCTTGGGCTTTTCATCGATCTGATGATTACACCTTCAGCGTTCTGCACGTTGGTCGCAGTCGGGTTCACGTACAAATTAAAAATAGAAATCGGCTCGGAGGTCGGGCGGGTGTAGTCCGTTTCCAGACGCTCCTGCACTTGCTCCTCACCGATCTGTACAGTCCGATTGGACAGCGCGTCAAAGGCTATACGGGGCTGCGTGCGTGTTACGACCCTTTCCTTGGTCTCTACGATAGCCCTCTGTCGGAGGAAGCCCGTGCCATATATTGCCTGTTCAGTCAGATGCAACTTAACTTTGTTGCGCCAGTTCTCGCGGGCATGGAGCCAACGAATGTACTGACGAAGGTAACCGGGTCGCTTGTCTTCCGGTTGGTTTTGATGAAGGTCAAAATAAGGGTCTGCCGCAAACAGGATCTGCAGCATGGACGTCGTGTAGTTGGTTACAGCCTCTTTGGTCTTGGGCATCTTGAGCTTACTGCGCTCAGAGTTGCGGGTCTGATCCTGAGAGTCCTGGATACAACGCCACTGGCGGTAATATGCAAGCCACTTCTTCTCAAGCTGCGTCCTGGCATCGCGCCAACTGGCGAACTTGGCCTGCACATGTCGTGCAATGACATCGAGATCTATCTTTTTAGTCTGCTCGATACCTTCGCCGTCATCGTCCATTTCTGGCAAATCGGGGTTGCCAACAGTGTATTCCACTTCGCCACTGGTTTCAGTAATTTCTGGGTACGCCATTCCACAACCCCCCTGGTTTACATAATACTTACTTCTTACATTACAGCACCCATCCACCGAGTGTCAATAGCCTGCCAGATCGTCGCTGGGTTGGTACCGATTCTGTTGCTGAAAGTCCTGCACACTGCGGGGACTACGATACTCCGCCGGTAGCTGTATCAGCCTGCGGACATCCTCGATCAAGTGATCGTCAGCGTCTTTCGGCTTGTTCAACTCGCCTTTATCCTTTGCGCCACCCGCTTTCCAGTCCTTCCACACGTACCGCCCGAGTTCCCATATCAGTCTGGTGCAATGGGGGTCGATAAACAGGCTGGGGACACCGTTGCGGGACTTGAAAGCATCCTGCATAAGCTGGATGCCACTGGAAAGATCCTTGGAGCCAAAGTCGAGAGAGATGCCGTGATCGGCCAGCTTCTCTTCAATGACTTCAAACGTCGATTTGCCCCGGTTGGTATCGCCTTGGCTGGACGGGTCGATGATGGCCTGCTCAATCGGGTGGATGGTCTTGTGAAAATCAATCACCCAATCCGCAACCTGCTCAGGACTGCCATGCCTGAAGATTTCGTGGCAGACGAACTGGTTGCCTCTTCGGTCTACCCACATGAAAGTGAGGGCTTGCTCGGTGCGCGGATGGGTGTCGATGGCCGCGTAGACCGTGCTGTCTCTGGGGGGTTCCTGGCAAGGCACTACATGGATAGCGGGTTTGAAGTCTTTGAATACCAGACCCTGGAGATGTAGAAACTTACCCTGCATACGTGTCTCGCGCTCATCGGGGGTCAGTGCCGACTCAAAGCTGTCGATGTCTGCCGACTTGAGATGTGGGTTTTCTCTGCTGGCAGCAGTGATTGTCCAGATGGTCGGGTCGGCCTTGTTCACAATCTCGTCTGCAATCCACGGCTCTTTCAGCGGGGTCATTGAGAAAATGGAGATACCCGAATGATCGACCAGACCGCGCAGGTTGGCAACATAGACTGGCCGGGGCGGCGGCTCATCATACAGAGTCACATAGCCGTCCCAACCTTCCATCATGGCGGGATCCTGCTGGTACGTCAGAAAGTCGATGACCGAACCGTTCTGGAAGATCCAATGCGCCTCGATGCCAAAAGAGTTCTTCTTCTTGGCCGCGACCCACTCAGGTGCCACATACTGACGGAACTTCGGCAACTGCACCTGTTCCAGTGCAGTCATGTCCTCTGCAAGAACGCGAATCTTAATCGGAGGATTCCAGCGGAGTTTACCTGGGTCTGGCGGCGCGGCGCACAACTGCGTGAAGGTCTTTAGTTCCTTCTGGTTCTGGAACGTGCGGGCAAGGAGAACTTGCTGCTGTTTGGGCTTTTTGGGATCACCAACTGCCAGAGGTCGCCAGCCCATCAAGAACTGCTTACACTCGGCGGCGTGGTTGATGCGCCCGTGGAGTGCTGCGGGTAGTAAGGCTTCCTCGATCTGCTTATGAACCTCTGCAGGGTAGGCAACTGTAAATGTGTTATCCGAATGCATCTGCAAACTGGTTGGTTGAGGCAGCTGGACAGACGGCGGTTGAGGCACCCAGGGATACCGACCGATGGCCAGAGAGATAGCGGCTGCAACAGCTGCAGTCGTCTTGCCATACCGGTTGCCTGCAAGAAGGACAAACGCCTTGAGCGATGGATCCTGTAAGGCATCGAAGAATAACTGCTGCTTGGTGTGCGGCACGAACCTCTCAAGCTGGTGGGCATTGTGGTACCGGTTCGCCTGCTCAAGAAGTTCAAGCTTCTTCGCCTTGGCCTCGGTCAGGAGCGCCTGGATCATCTCAGGAGTCTGCGCCGGTTGGCCGCCCTGGCTGGGGACAACGTCCTTCCTTGGCTGCTTAGTTGCCATAGTTGATTAGTGCCTGCAGTTCGTCAGACACCCCGGCGCAGGATTCAACAGCTGTGAATTGCTGAGTCGCTTCAGGTGTCTTGGAGGCTTCGACCCGTTCGCGGACAGTCACCAGCATACCTTCAGGGGAGTGACTGTACAACATCTCGATCTGGCTTGGTTTGAGACGGGTTTCGTGCAGGAACGCGACGAGGAGGGTCTGCTCCAGCGTTGTGGTGATGTCCTTAAACATCTTGAGGCTGGCTCGGACGACGGGATCTTCCGTGTTGGTCAGATCGCCAGTAACCTTCTGCTTCCAGGCTTTAAAAATGCGGGCTTCTTTCATATTGGCTCCTTGTGTTTGTCATGTTAAGGTCATTGTAGGTCGAACCCAGGTTACCGGTCAAGACGGTATTTTAGCTACGGGGTAGACCGGTATTTTAGTCGCGAGTCATTTAGACGCTATACGACCGCACATGTGCCCTCGACCCTACCCCTACCCCTCTCATCAACGTAATACAATGGCATACAATCGGCTGAAAAACGTAACACAAAGTAATAGGGTTTACATAATATCTATTATCAGGCCGTTTCAATCCTCGCAAATAGGCACGGTTGAGTCCTTGTTGCAAGGCACCATGAAATATTGCTGCAGGTGCTTACCAGATTCTGCGCTTTTATGCTGCAGTAGTATCATGGCGGCCAGGGTGCTTAGGAGGCTAGATGCCTTGTTCTAGTGGCTCTCGATTGCCGTTGCTCTCGGTAATCCGTTTAACCAGTGTCTTTGCGAGCTATAAAACGCGCAAAGCTACTGATATGCTATGGAGTCTATACTGGGGAAAATTTCCCTACCCTACATTATCCACCTGAGTAATAATTACCTTGTCTGCTCTCAACTATGCTATAAAGCTATTCTAGTCACAAACATTGGCAACCTGGCAGCCCGGAACAATTAGATTGTGGTAAATTTACCACACATATAAAAATCCAGGTTGTCCAGGTAGCGCAAAACAAAAGGGACAATACTAATAATGTATTGTCCCTTTTGTGGCCTAATTACTTTAAAACTCCTTAATCTTTTGCTTGCTCTAAGATCTGCTTTGCCAAGTTTGCGTACTCTTCAGCCTTAACTGTATCGCCTCTCTCAACCGCACGTTCCATACATGCAAGACAAGTGTCTAATAACGCTGCTAGAATATTGTTCATAGTTTATTTGCCTTTCCATGGTAGCTTTGTGCTATCTATAAATTCGCCTTTTAACTTGCAAGTTTTTACTATGCCTTTAAGCGTAGGCATGGCGGCATTAACGCAATCAATACAGCCTATGCTGTTCGGCAGAATGCCTTTTTCCATTTGGAACCAACCTATTCTGCTTTGATCAAGAAACGCATGGCAATATCTGCATTGTATGTATTGTTGCGCGATGAATTGCGCTGATATCATTTTATCTGCTATACCCGGCTCCAATTTGTTCAACAAAACTTTTCCGACAATTGTTTCTGTTTTCATTTTTAAAACTCCTCTTCAATGTTTCCGGAATAGGATTGTAGGGTATCGATTGTTACTACTGCAGATACTGCAGATTTTGCAATCCCCGGGGCAAACAATAGCATTCTGTAATATCTTTGGTTCTTCGTGCTTGCCAATTACTTTACTTGCCCTTACAAAAGTCTTACTGACTTTGATTGCCTGCTTGCAGCTTGTTTCGTCGAGCGAAAAAATCAGCCTGACATTATCAAGACTTTGCAGGCCTGAAAAATTAAACTGGTAAGAACGGGTATAAGCATAGAAGATAATCCCGGGAAATGTTTCTGCAATCGCTTGCCAGTCATTTATATATTTTTGGCTGTAAAAGTCCCCGCTCTCATGAATTCTGACTTTGTTGATTTTGCCCTTGCTCACTAGCAAAGCTATTTCATTAACCATTTGGGGAACAAAGTTTTTGTTTTTGCTATCTTTCAAGCTTTCTTGCCTATGGTTCAATACTCCTCTATAAATTCTCTCTGCTTTTCTCGCATAGCAATAAGCTTTGCATGCGCTTGTTGCGCCCGGGCATGTTTCAATAGCCGGTAGATTGAATATGCCTGTAGTTTTTGGGAGTTTTCTATTCCCTAATGTTAAAAGATTTTTCATAATGTTTTACCTTCTTCCCCAAAAGGGATTGTTCAAGTCTTCGTTCACACCATAGAACGTGTAGCTGTCATAGTTTCTAATCCGCGACCGTTTATTACCGCAAAATTCTTGATATTCAATCGTCTTACCTGCTGTTATCATCGCGGATTGAAACAAAGATAAATCACAATCTTCCTCAAGAAAAGCAAAGTTACCATGCCTATACGAAAACGAGCTAATTTTGTCTGCAATGCCAAGCTTTACAAGCAATTTAATAGATACTTTTCCCCATGCATGCCCCGGATCGGCATATACTTGAATTTTCATTTTTGATACTCCTTCAATAATTTGTAAATCGCTGCCAGTTCTTTAATGTTTCTTTGTATCGGATTATGATACTGCAGGCCATGTAAACGTAAATTACGCCAGACTCTTTTGAATTCTATTCTGTTCATAACAGACCATTTTCCCGGAATGAGAAGTACCCTACTTCTCCCCCAGCAATGATTACGTGGTCTATAAAACGGATATCCATGATATCCGCTGCGCGTGCTATGGCCTTAGTGATTACAATATCAGCGTTGGACGGGCGTAGTTGTCCAGCTGGGTGGTTATGAACTACAAGCACGCCCGTTGCGTAGCCTAATAACGCTTTGCGGATTATATTCTTTGGATAAACTGCAGTTTGGTCTTCTATGCCCTCACTTAGTATCTCTTCTTGCATAATCCTATTCTCATTGTTCAAATAAAATACTCTCAGTTGTTCCGTTGGTAATAGCATCATGTTAAGTCTGAGGTAATCAATAAAAGCACTTGCTGTCTGTATGGACGGTTTCAAGTGCTGCAAGCGTGCTACGTCCTGAGCACCCTTTAATATCTCGGCTTTGCTTGCCTGTCTATACTCCCCTGCGTTTTCCCTTACAAATAGTTGATGTTTCATAGTTTTAACTCCTTACTACTTTAAGACTAGACGTTTCAATGCCTAATGATGCAAGCCTGCAGATATACGAGCAGCCAGCCTGTAGACTATCAACTACCGCGAAAACCTCATTCTTTTTGCTTACTACTTTATACATGTTATTTTCTCCTGCGTTTTTGTTTTTGTTTTTGTTCTTATGTATTCAATATACTTATAAACGCTTACAATGTCAAGCGATTTGGTTTTTTATTTTACCAGATAATCTACACCGATCGGCCAAGTAACTTTTATCATTTCGTTGCTTTGGTAATATAGTCGCAGCGCAGCTTTGCCGATAAATTACCCTACCAGGCCTATGCACATCAGACTGGCCTGGAACGCGCACGCGCATGTGAGATCGCGTACCTCAAGAATAAGGGATTATAAGTATCCACCAGTGCACAGATAGAAAAATGCACCAGTGCCTGGATAGAAAAATCCACCAGTGTCTCTTTGGAAAAACTGGTGGATCTTCTTGGCCTGAAGCGGGTTGGGCTATTTTGGTAGCAAGCCTCCCTGTGACCAAACATGATCTAGGTAATACTCCACAGCGGCTTGAGCCAGTTCTGACGGAGACACATTTTCTACAATGGCGGCGAGGCGTAAGTCCTTCATGGTGCCTATCCCCAACTGAACTACAGCCTCTTCCGGGGTTAATTTTCTGCCTATCTCGGCCTTCAAGAGCTTGTTTCTGTGGGTGTCTCTCATTTGCTACCCCCCAGAGATGTTACCAGCGCATCGCGCACCCACTCCGACACACTGACGTTCTCGCAGATTGCAGCCATATGCACTGCATCAAGCAGCTTCTTGCTCACCGAGACCGCCAGGGTCTTGTTCAACACCAAGTCGGGGGCAACCTTCCTCTTCGTCACACGAAACATTTCTTCCATCGTTGATCTCCTTTTTGTCAAATCTGACTATAAGATACACTATAAAAACGTATCTTGCAATCGATTATTTGTCATTTGCACGTTTTTACACTTTGACATTCAGCGCGACACAAATGGGAGCTATCAAGACTGGGGTCGTTTTGCCCTGCACCGCTCTGCTCCCCGCGCCCGCCCCCAAAAGTCTCCCAACACGTGGATTCCTTTGACGACTTTTGGGGCCTACCCTGGCCCGGCCCGTTGTCCTTTCTGCTGGCCGATTCTGGAGACGGGTGGGCCGGGCCGACCCCCTGTAATTTCTATATATCTAAAAGAAGAATAAATAATATCTTTCTTTTAATAGGTCTAGGATTATTTGGTCGGCCCGGTCGGCCCGGCATGTTGTACTTGCGTTGAACACAGGGGAGAGCGGCGGGCCGAGGCGAGGGAGAGGTCAGTCCGGTCGGCCCACGGCAATACCTCTTTCTCCCTATATAAGTTAAAAGGGTCAGCCCGGTCGGCCCATACCTCCCAAAGTCGCGACCAGTCGAAAAAGAAACCGGGCCAACCTCAACTAAGGGGTCGGCCCGGTCGGCCCAGCAAGAGCCGGTAGGGTCAGTCAGACCATCTGATCCCGGAGTAAACACGTATCTTCTCGCCGCCTTCACGAATCCGGCAGGCGTTGATCTTGAACAGGCGAACCATGTAGGAGGCGAGCTTGCTGTCAAACCCTTGTGACGGAACCAGGTCTGCTGGAATCTTGGCGACGAGATCCTCACGTTTGAGGTCGCCTTCGCCTCGTTCCAGATGTTCACGAAGCCACGCCTCTAATGGGTCAGCCTGGTTCACAGCGATCTGCTTTTCAGCTTCCCATTGTGCAGGCACCAGGAACTCGCCACGGTCTCTCATCCTGATAAGACCCTCAAGCAGCCAGTTCACTACCCCTTCACGGCGTTCAGGCACCGACCAATACTCAACAGTCATAACCTCGGTGTTCCAATGCCCCGCCACGCGATTTGCGAACCGAAAAGGATACATTCTATCAACCATTGCCCCCGAAGCGTCAGCAGCGTCCTGCAATTCATTGCACGTACTGATTAACTTGGCGGTCGCCGGTGCCCGATATGGGTCACGAAACTTCTGCTCAAGTCGCAAGTTGCCAGAGGTGTAGCTTTTCAAAAATCCAGGCCACCCACGAACCACCGGAGAGTCGTCGCTGATGTTGGCAAACTTGTTGAGCAACCCTGCTGCCGACCACTTCGACTTAACCAGCTCGGCTTCCTGGATGAACGAAACTCCAGTGGCACCAGCGACTGAACAACCGATTGCTGTAGCGAGTGTGGTCTTTGCAGATCCTGGCGGCCCCCACAAAATGATCTGGCCGCGCAAGACCGAGTGAGGTTGCAGCAGTGTAGACATGACTTCCTGGAAGTGGCGGCGAATCTCAGCATCTGGCAGTGCCCGAGCGATCATGGCTTCAAACTCTGGGCAACGTGATGGCTCACCATCAATCGACAGCCAGGGCATCGAGATGCGTGGCCCGTAAATGACTCGACCTGCAAATGGTTGCAGCACATCGGTCTGTATATCGTAGATGCCATCGGTCAGCATCACCTCCGTCTTGCTCAGGTGAAATGGTAGCCACACCAGCTTGTTATCCTGAGTGACACGCTCATAATATAAGGTGGATCGGGTGCAAGTGGACACCTCAGGAATCTTGATCTCGTCCTGCACAACTGTGAGGAAATCTCGACGGGCATTGCCCCCGATGAAAGCGTGTGCGCGGCGTGTCAGCTCATCGGTCACGACTTCCCAGCCGCCAGCAGTCTCGGACATGAACTGGCCACCCTGCCATGCCAGGTTGCTACCATAACCGGCAATAAACCTGCGGGCTTTCATGTGCATGGTCAGTTTGTCGGGCGCCCCTTCTGCCCTGGGCAGCTTACTCCGCTTGGGTACCACCACTTCGCCATGTTCGGTGTCGATAGCTACACGGCCATCGGGCAGCTCAGTTCGGGCGACGTTGTGCGATTCAGTAACTTTGGCAGCTTTCTTCTTTTTTTCCACGAAGGGCTTGATTTCTCCAGTCACTTCGTCTACAATAACAGTCATCATGTTGATTTAGGCTCCTCATTGTGTTAGGATTGCCCCCCGAATTGTCGGGGGCTTTTCTATTTTACGCCGGTACCGATTTGGAATCAAGAGGCTTCTTGTTGCCGAACACCCACTCCCTGAGCCGCTCCAGCTCTCGCAGCTCCCATTCTGAATAATTGCCACTCATGGCTTTAGCTTCCCCCTATAATCCAATTTAAAAGCCTGCCGAAAATGCCGTCAAGGTTCCGCTTATCAAATTCAGCGTTACATCTCCGACACCTGAACGGGCCGCTGCCCTTTACCCTCATGTAGTCGCAACCGATTAGCCAGCAGATTAGCTTCATTTATTAGGCTCCTGCCAAATTCTGCAACCGCGCATCCACGGTAATATCCCGTTTCGGCACCAAATATCAAACCAACTTGTCATATAGAAGTGCCATGCCATAAAAAAGCTTTGCCTCATCCCGGCGATACTCCAAACCTTTTTGCACTCCGAGCGCGGAACAACAAGCCTGACTGCTCCAACCGTAAATTTATCTTGAATATCCCATGCTCCACAATGAACGCCATTGACAATAATGTATTCTTTGCCTTTATACATAACCTTGTCGCCAAGATTTGTGTTTTTTACAGCTTTCAAGCAAAGCCAAAAGATTCTTAATTTCCAGTATGCTTTTTTAATCATTCTTTCGCCTCGTCCATCACAAGCTCAATATAATCCGCATTTTTCGCAATGCCAGAAACATCCGCTTTTACGCCGCAATGGGAGCAGCAATATCTGATTGTCAGGTTATGGTGAGCGCTGACAATCTCGCAAATAGCGCCCGTTGGTATTTCTATGCCGCCCCTGTTCCTGATTGCGTCTTTAAGCCTGACTTTTTTACCGACAAGATCGGCGGCTTTGTAGTTTTTCATACTCACTCACCTTTCGCGGCTCTGATTGCCGCCATGGCTCTGGGAAATAGGATTCTAAGCCCCGTTGTTATGGTTTCGGGGTCAGGATATTTGTTTGTATCTGTAAACATTTTTGTAAATTCCTCAAGCGCATCAAGCATCATCGGCGCGGCTTTTTTTAATTGGCTCCAACTCTAGC